CCGCGCTTGTTGAGCATCTGGGGATCGGTAGAGCCGCCGCCGAACGGTATTAACTGCCACGTTCGGCCCCAGCCGTCGCCAATGGATTTCAGCCCGGTACCGTAGCCGAAGTCGATGAACACCGCGTCAGCCTGGTAATGGTTCTCAAAGTCGGCGATGCGCTTCGCCATAATCAGATCATCGGTGGTCTTGTTGCCTGTCCATAGCACTTTGCTGTGCAGACCCTGCCGCAGGTATATCACCGCGTCATCCACGCCGGAGTATGCCGGGTCGACGCCGATAATCACCGGAGCGTGCGCCACCTGCGCAGCGGTCACTACGCGCTTCATTGCCTCGTCAGTGAGCCCGGTCGGGATAAACTGGAGTTCAGACGCGTCAGGGAAGATCCCCCGCACACGGACCTTCACGAAGTCGCTCTCCTCGCCGTAGTCGTCAACCCACTTTTGCAACTGCTGCTTGTTGGTGCCTTCCACGGTGCGACTGTCAATCTGTGCGCACTTCCAGCGGTGCTTGTATTTGCGAAAGCACTCGCGGAAACGCCCGGTGTTACGCGTCGGGTTCCCGAACGCCACCCAGATGATTTCCGTATCTTCGTCCGTCAGCGCACCCTCGGCAACCTCCCACACCAGATCTGCAATATTGGACGCTTCGTCGAATACCACGATGATGCGCTTGCGCTCGTTGTGCAGGCCAGCGAACGCTTCTGTGTTGTGCTCGGACCACGGGATTGCATCAGCGCGCCAGCGTTTGTCGTGGCCTGGATCGTTGCTGTACATCGCGGTGGCGGTGCAGGTGAACCACTCTTTCGTGATAGCCAGATTAGACCACTTGATGATTTCAGGCCAGGTCTTGGTGCGCAGCTGGTTGTCGGTGTTGGCGGTCACCACCACCTTACAGTCCTCGCAGGTGGACATGCCCCAGTTGATGAGCATCGAGATAAACGCCGACTTTCCTATCCCGTGACCGGATGCGCGGGCCAGCATCAGCGGCTGGTGACGCGTCGCGGGGTTCTGGAGGTGATCGCGTATCTCGCGGAATGCATCAGCCTGCCACTTACGCGGGCCGGTGGCGTGAGCAAGCTCTGTACCTTCCTCGCCCCAAGGGAACGCATAAAGCGCATAGCCCAGCGGGTCATACGTGAACGAGGCAATATCCTCGACGAGCTGCTCTTCCGGCGACATGGCTGCTGCTGTCATTCTTCACCACCAGCCTGCTTTTTAACGCGGCGGCGCGCGGCGGCCATGCGGTCGGCGATAGATCGGAAGAGCGTCGTGGCCTGCTTCTTAACGCGGTCACGGGCTTTCGCCATGCGTTCGGCGATGGTGACAGTACCTGAAATCTCCAGGCGCTCTTTGAACGCGTTCACGTCGACGTGCTTACCAATCAACTCGAGGTTCTTCACCTTGTCCGGCCATTTGATTTTTTTGAGGATGGTCTCTATCGAATCCTCGTTCATGTTCATGATGGTTGAGGACAGGTCAAACCCGCTGAGCGTGGTGCGCCAGATTTTCGGCCACTCTCGAATGGGCCTCAGACTGCCGTCATCGTTCAGAATATCCAGCACATCCATCTGGTCGATCTCCACCAGGCGCAGGAGAACGTAATCAGCGCTGACGCGGTTGCGCTTGTTGCGTTCTTCCATCAGTTCAGCAATCCGTTTCTGGATTCTTTCGTCGCGCATCATCACACTAGCTTTGACCGCTGCCGTATTAGGCGAAAATCCTGCGTCAATCGCCGCCTGAGACTGATTTTCAGGTGTCTTAATGTAGGACTTGCAGTAAGCCTCCTGCATCGCTGTAAGAGGCTTAAATTGCGTTGATTTGCGCTTATGCGGTTTTGGTGTAGCGGGCATCATTACCACCTGAGTAATTTTATTACCATGCAGGTAATACTATCACGCAAAACAAAGCCGCCATAGTCGGCGGCCGTATTCAGAATCCATCATATTCATCGCACATAATATCTCCGTGACATGTCACAACGATAATTTAGTCTCATGCCAGCCACGCGTAACCCAGCATTTCGAATCACCGTCGCACGGACACGACTTAACCGGCAGCGCATCTCCGCATTTACCGCAGCGGTTCGCGCTGATTGACTTAATGCGACCACGAACGCGGGCATCGTCCTGGCGGATCAGCATCGCGACGTATTCGCTCATTTCATACGGCGCTCGCCCCGGGCGGCGTGATGCACAATTGCGCTCCAGCATCTCCAGTTCCTGCGTATCAAGCATGAGCTCAAATTTACGACCACCAGCAGCAGCTTGCCGGGCTCGCTGGGCGGCTTTGCGTTCAGCGGCAGATTTAGCCATGACCGGACTCCTGAATAGCGGCACGACAGGCTTGTTCAACATGTGTGCGTACCATTTCCCGGCAATCTTCCGCATTGTCGGCATAAGTTGCCATAATTCCATTTACTGCTGCGCTGATCACAGAATCAGGCACTGTCTGCGGCGCTGGCTTAAGATGCTGGCGCGGCTCTCCGTCCTTCGGCTCCGGCCACTGGCGCGCCATGTTCACTTTCAGCTTTTCTTCCATCGCAGCTGTGATTTCACCGTCACTGATACCGGCGCGCCGCTGGGCGTCCCATAACAGGAACTGCATGTCAGCCCACTCGCTGAGGTCGTCAGGTTCTGCGGCAGCTTCCAGCGCCTCTTTCGACAGGTGTTTAAGCGGGCCAACGGGACCAACATCGCCGAAAGTCTTATCTGACCATTCAGCGTGTTCACGGCGAACCTGTTCGCGCTTACTTACAGGTTGGCTACCCTGAAGCATGGCGGCGTGGCAGGCATCCTCAACGTTCTTCACTGCATCTGCGCAGTAGTTATAGCGATTGCATTCCACTAACTTCTGCTTGAGATTTTCAATTGCTTGCGCGACATCAGCCTGTATTGGCGGAACGGCTGTCTGCTGCTCTCGAACGTCATTAGTCGCTATCGGTTCTGCTGCCAACTGACTGGCATATTTGTTAATGGTAACGATAAGCTCTTGCTCGGCCTCATCCAGACAATCACCGATACCTCGTCTGTCGCCGTCGAAATGATCGAAGTCTGTGCGAATTCTGGCGACTTTACGGATTGCTGATAACACCTCATCAGGAATCACCGGAGAGTTGCCACCCTGAACAGTAGGCATATCCGGACCTTTGCGAATCGCCCTGGCAAGATCGATTGGGTCATCGTACAACCAGTCACCTGTTTGCGGATGATTGGCTTCTGCCAATTGTGCAGCCCACTCCAGGCCGTCTTTGTGTCCTTGCAGATAGTCCAGCGGTAACTCATCACTATTACTTACAGGTTCGGCCTGAAGCATGGCGGCGCGATAGGCGTTCCATCCAACAAGAATCCATTGCGCCTCTGATATGGAGACCTGGAATTTATTGGCAATATAGTTAAAGCTCTTTCCGGCTAACTCATCAGGCACAGATACCGGCGCTGGCGGGGCGGTGTATAGCGCAATATCAGTTTTAAGAAGTTTGTTCTCAGTGAGAATGTTGATTCCATCATCCGGAGTCCCAGCATCTATGTATCCGCGCGGCTCCGCCTCGAGCGATGCCAGCAGTGCATCCATAGCCACCACTCCCAGCCCAAACATATCGTACTGCTCTTTGTCTTCTTCCGGGTCATAGTCCTGCTGCCAGCACTGGAATGCGTTGCGGAGGTCTTTGGCCTGTTCTCTGGTAATAGTGCTCATGGGTTAGTCCTCACCTTTCTGTTGCACTACCGGAACCGATAAATCGACGCACCAGGAGATAACGCCGAATTGATCATCGTTCTGCGCTTCACCCCAAACGTAATATTTTGATCCTGGCCGACCCATTGCCGGGTCAAATACTTCTATGCCGCGTTCTGCCGTTAACGACATCAGAATCTGATGCAGGCCGCCTTTGATGTTCAGTGACGGAACGGTCAGGAAGTAAATAAACCCGTAAAGCAATTCGGCCTTGCGCTGGCTTCCGTAAAAATACGGGATTTTGTAATAATCCAGCGCGTCGTCGAGCCAGTCTGTTTTGTCGTGGAATTTCTGATGCCAGCGTTCCACTACCTCATCGACAGGTTGACCGGCAACCATTGCAACGCAGGTAGCCATGCAGGTGTTAAATGTTGGCTGCATTTGATGTTGAAGCATCACTCCCCCTTACCGATGCCAGCGGCG